TGTTTCCACATAACCCGCTTCGGTTCCTTAGGTCCTGCCCACAAATTAACTAAGTTGGCTTCCATGAGCGATTGTTCCATTGTTTACAAAGTATTTGCAATTAACTCGTAATCAGGATGCCATTCATATCCGAGCTTTCTTAGCTTCGTGCTAACTGACATGATTTGGCGTGATACGGTGCTATCATACTTTGTACCGTCTAACGAATAATGGAACTTATAGTTTTCAGCCGCCTTATACAAACGGTTAAAAGCACTTCCTGTCAATGGCATACCAGGTTTTCCTGGTGCACCCCAAGGGTCACGGCGATCATTGATATCTCCATTGATGATCCTACCACGTACTTGAATGTGAATAGGAACGCCTAAAATGGTTCGCAAATTCTTGTATTGCCCACCGACACTAGGATCTATCTTGTGTCTGGCAACCACGTATGATTTTGGAAATACATGGGCCACAGTTGGCAGTATAATATCGCGTGATATTAGATCAAGCCCTGCTTGGGCTGCATCCGTCAGGTATCCTTCCTTCCACAATCGCTTCTTAGTTCCTAGATGCAATAGTGGGATGCCAGGTGACGCGTCTAAATTTTTGATAATTTTTCTTATTTTTCGAGGGTGATCCGCCCAATTATAGTCTAAAAGTTGGGCATGAGCGTATAGCCCTGGATTTTGCCAAAACATTGCATTTGCAATAGCGGTCTTATCATGCTCTGTCAATACATGTTCTGGGTCATCCCTCGGACCGTACCTTTCCATTGAAGCCCATACAGCCTCCGCGCTCGCTATTTCAAGACCATCCATGCCTTCAGGCACACCATCAAACAAAGGGTGGTGCTTTCGCACATAGCCTAAATGAACATCATGGTATGGACTGCCATTAAACTCTCTCCGAATTTGTGTCCGATCAATTAGGTCCTGATAATCTGAACCCAATGCACTTGCCAGCATTCTTGCATGCCAGTCAAGTGCTTCTTCATAAGAACTACGGACCCAAACTTGAGCGCCAGTTTCAGGCATTCTTACTCTAGCATGCGACATTTTTGACGGGATTCTGTATGGTAATAAAGGTGCCCATGCAACCTTAACTTTATTTCTAGTATTGAGACCAAAACGTGCTGTCCATTGATTGAGTCGCGAGATCAAAGGGAATGGAGGCTCCACATATTGCGACAACACATCGA